GAGCGGGATCTCGAGCGTCTCGGACCAGACCCGGCGGTTGACGTCGATCGAGTCGTCATCCTGCGCGGAGACGGAAGCCTTGCCGCCGCTCTCCGGGTCGCCGCGGGTGATGACGGCGCGGTTGATGATCCTGCCCACCGATGTGCTGGTCTGGATGTCGTCGTACTCGATGTCCGTGTCGACCGTCGGCGCATCAGTGAACGTCGCCGCGGGCGTGTAGGCGAAGTCATCCGTGTGACTGCCGATGTGGAGGCGGCCGTCGGCACGGACGAACAGCTTCCCGCCCTCGCAGGCAGTGATCTCACGCAGGTGCGAGCCGGCATTCCCGCCGCCAGGGGTGGCGAGCATCTGCCGCGTCAGGTTCGACCCGAAGGAGGCGTCCCACAACGTGAGGCCGGCGAACCCGAGAGCCCAGAACGCCCGCCACAAGGTGTACGCGCCCTCGCCGATCGGCGGGTCATATGGCGGGATGTCTGCGGTGTTCAGCTTGGCCAGGTCGTCCTTGGCCACGGCGGTGACCGTCGGCTCGTAGGTCCGGTCGATCGTCACGTCGTCGAGGTCGCCGGTGAACAGCGGGTAGGTCACGATCGTTCCCAGGTACTGCACGAGTGCGCTGACGCGGACCGGCATGGATGCGCTCATCACTGGCTCGTCCTTCGACGTGCGCAGCGTCGAGGCCGGGTTGTCCGGGTCGAACTGACCCTCGTAGTCGTCCAGCGTGATCGTCGCCGCGCCCGGCTCGATGTCCGACTCCTCGTCCTGCCGGCCGCGGCGGATTGAGGCAACCTTCGCGTCCGGGATGGCCAGCCAGCGCGGCGAGGGGGCGAGGGCAACGTTGGCGTCGTCGAGCGAGTCGCGGTCGAGGACGAAGTCGGTGGATCGAACCGGGAGCGCGTCGAACTCGACCACCGGGATCGGCCGGGTCGCGATGTCCGTGTTGTACCCGACCCAGGTCGACGTGGAGCGGTGGTAAGCACCATCGAAGGTGGCCCCAGGATAAGAGCCGTCGAAGTACGGGTAGGACGTCGTCTGGCCGTCGTCGTAGAGCGCATAGTCGATCTGGACGGTGTCAGACGCGGTTGCCGTGACGTCGTTGACGATCCTCAGGGTGGCTGTCGCCTGGTCGGCGGTGTGCACGAACGAGCCGACCTTGAAGATCGGCTCGTTCGTGGTGAACGCAGCACCCGAAACGGTGGATGCACCGACGATCTCGATGCGGACCGGGGTCGGCGTTCCGGTAGAGGACGGGACGGAGACCCATACGCGAGACGCAACGCCTGGAGTAAGGCCGGTGAGCTGAACCTGTGCGCCGGCAGTACCAGCCGCATGAGCGGAGTTGAAGACGATCAACGCCCTCGTTCCCGCGGCGCCACCGACCGTGGTCAGTGAAGCCCCCCCGATTGCCGACCAGTTCGTCAAGCGCTCGGACGAGGCGTCGTCCCCGGTGGGCGTGAACGACGAGTTTGGCACCAGGTTGCGCCGGGTGATTAGAGCCATCAGCCGACCTTGACGATGGAGGTCCGGTGGCCGGCTGCTCGACGGTCCCTGTCGATGCCGCGCTCGATGGCCGTGATCAGGTCACGCTCCGACTTCACCGAGCCCTCGACCGTCACGTAGACGTTGGTGATGTTGACCGCTCGGCCTCGGCCGCGCGCGGCACCAATGGGGGCGATGACCTCGGGACCGTTCTCGCCGACCATGGCCAGCGTCGGGCGCGTGACATAGCCACCGGTGGCGAACCCGGGCACCGTCTTCTTGATGGAGACCATCAGCTCCTTGGCGAGTGCGCGCATGCTGCCGGTCGTGAACAGGCCACCACCGCCGACCTTCGGGAGCAGGCTCGAGACCTGGTCCTTGAACCAGGCAAGGGAGTCCTTGAACTTGCCCCACAGGTTCGACAGGAAGCCGGCCCCGCCAGCGCCGAGGTGAGCGCGCCGACTGAACAGACTGTCGTTCGCGCCGCGAGCAGCGGATCCGACGCGCACCGAGCCGTTGGTCGACTCGACGTTCATCCCGTCGAGCGTGCCCGCGACGTGACCTGGGTTGCCGGTGAAGGCGCCCACGGTGAACTGGCCGGGTCCCGACTTGAAGCCGGGCCACGGGAACGACGACGAGGTGCCGACGCGGGAGTATGGGGAGTACCCGCGGAGCACATTCGTGATCGCCGACATGAAGCCCGAGCAGTCATAGCCGACCGGGCCGACGCCGCCCCAGATGTAGGGCTTGCCAGCCTGGGCCTTCGCGAACCGCTTCGCCCGCTCGATGGCCGCCGGGTCGAGTGCACCACCGCCCGCGAATCCGAGCTTGGCCCCGCTGCGTGCCGTCGAGAGACCGAGGTCACCGCCGCTCGCACCGCGGGCCATGCGGCCGTGGCGCAGGAGTTCCCGCATCCGGTAGATGGCACCCTGGCCGCCGGCGTTGCGGACCTCCTGCGCGGTGAGCACGTGCTCACCGTTGGAGAGTCGTGCGTCGATGCTGTCGGAGGTGCCAGAGCCGGGGCCACGGACAGCGCCACCCGTGCGGAAGGTGTCGACCTTGGAGAGGTCATGCTTGGACCCCGGGATGACGCCGTTCACGGCCCGGATGAACGGGTTGATGGCCAGGGTGATGATCCCGTTGAGCGGCTTCTTGGTCAGGTCCTTGATCTTGTCCCACGTGTTGCGCAGGCCGGAGATCAGACCAGAGGTCAGACTGCTGCCGAGGTTCTTGAACTTGTCCTTGAGCGCGCCGAGCTTGTCCTTGAACTTGCCCCACGCCCAGGTGCCGAAGCCGGCCAAGGTCTTGCCGATGGCAGTGACGCCCGACCAGACCTTCTTGCCTACTGTCGCGGCCATGGAGAAGATATGCCCGTAGAGCGCCTGGTTGCCCTGCTTCCACTTGCCCCAGATCCAGCCGCCGACACCGAGAAGTGTCTTGCCGATCTTCTTGATGCCGGACCAGACCTTGTCGCCGAGGGTCTTGCCCATGCCGGCGACCTTGCCCAGGATGGCAGCGAAGGAGTCGCGCAGGAACGCGCCGAACTTCTTCACCTTGTCCCAGGCGTTCTGGACCTTCTTCGGCAGGGAGATCAGCCAGCCGACGACCTTGATGCCCTTGTCGATCACGGCCACCAGCGACTTCACCAGGCCGACGATCAGGAACCCTGCGAACTTGATCAGCGGCGGGAGGACCTTGCCGAGGATCGCTGAGCCGACCTTGAACATCCAGCCGAGCACCTTGCCGCCGATGACCAGGACCTTGTTGATGGTCGGCTGCCACTCCTGGAACTTCGCCCTCACCTGGGCCAGCAGTGGCGCGAACTTCTCGCGCAGGACGCTGCCGATGGAGGAGATGACGGGCTGGAGGTTGCCCGCCACCACCTTCACGACCTTCCAGACCGCGCCGGCGACCGTGGCGATCCGCTCGCGGAACTTGCTCGTCCCGCTCTCGGCGCCACGGAAGCGCTCGACGAGTCCGCCGATCGCCTTGCCGACGGTGCTGAAGACCGGGCCGAGCTTCTCCTTCAGCCATGCCCACGTCTTCGAGATCGCCGGGATGCCCTTGTTCAGGAACCAGGTGGCCATCGTCGTGACGACGGGGATCAGCTTGGAGCCGATCGTCTCGCCGGTCTCGTCCATGACGAGCTTGAGGCGGCCCATCTTGCCCTCGAGCGTGTTGGCCGCGGTCTTCGCCTGACCGCCGAACTTCTTGTTCAGCTCGACCTGGATCTCGGCGAACGACTTGGTCTTCCCGTGCGCGTCCTTGGTGGCGATGCCGAGACGCGACAGACCGGAGACCTGCCCGTTCTGAGCCTTGGCCAGCGCCTCTGTGACCTGCTTGAGGGACTTGCCGGTACCGGCCGAGACGTCCATGCCGAGCGAGGCCAGCTTCTGCGCCTTGCCGACGTCGCCAGTGGCGGTGACCAGGCGGCCGAGCGCAGGGCGGAGCTCGTCGTCGGTGATACCGAGCGCGACACCCTGCTTGCTGATCCAGGTCTCGACGGACTTGACGTCCTTCTTGCGAGCACCGGCCGCGTTGCTCAGCGTCTTGGCGAGCTTCTTCTGAGCCGCCTCGTCCTCGATCGCGCCCTTGGTGAGCTGGGCCATCTTGACGACGGCCAGGCCAGCGCCCGCGGCGATCCCGAGGGCGCCCACCTTTGCGGCACCGCCGAGCACCTTGGAGGCCTTGGACATCTTGCCGCTGGCCTTCTCGGCAGACTTGCCGACCTTGTCGAAGTCCTTCGATGCACGGTCGCGTGCGATGACGTCGACATAGACGTTGGTGCTAGCCATGTGCCCCCACCTCCGCCTCGTACTCGCGCTGCTCTTGCTCGGCGTTCGCCAACTGCTTCTTGATCCACTCCAGGCGGAGCTCCACCTCGTCCGTGTCGAGGCGTTCCAGATCCCAGGGCTTCATGCCCAAGAGGTGCTCGAACCAGGGCGCGTATGTGGCGACCTCCTGGACGAGCGTCAGGCTTCCCCCAGCTCCGCTCCTGCGGCCTTCTTGGACTTCTTCGGGGCCTCGTCCTCGTCGGCCGGTTCCGCGTCCGCCTCGGCGCATTCGTGCTCGTCCTCGTCGCTGCTGGACCAGGTCTCGCAATCAGGACAGAGAACCTCGTACTCGAGCTCGTCGAAGTCCGGGATCACCGACGGCAGGGCGAGCTTCGGCTCGTCGCGCTTCCGGAGAACCCAGAGCACGGCCTGCATGGCGATGCCCGAGTCGTTGAGGAACCGCTCCTGGAGTACGCCCCACGGCCAGTCGGTGACCTTCTCCGTCTGGACGCGGAGATCCCACGGCGGCTTGCCGAGGTTGAAGGCCCATTCCCGCGGGGACGCACCCTCCGGCTTCCAGATCAGCTTGAAGTTGGGCTCAGCCATCACAGGCCCTTTCCGATGTTGGCGGCCACGTCCTGCATGACCTGGACGATCGCCCGGCGAATCTCGGGCGTCTGCTGCTCGATCTCGGCTGACCACGCCGCGGGCTCGACGCCCTTGGTCTGCTCGACCCACACCGCGCGATTGCCGAACACCGGGTGCCGGAGTCGCTTGCCGGTGATGGTGCGGATGTCATGGCCGCGTGCGCTGAACGCCATGGAGACGCCGGCCCATTTGCCGCCCTTGACCGACGTGCGGGACTTCGTGGCCTCGTGGATGGTGTCGGCCAGGCCGCCGCGCTTCGGAAGCGTGGCAGGGATGACCTCCACCAGTCGGCCACGGACGGGCTTGGTGACCCGGTTCAGGCCACCGCGGAGTTCCTTCTCTAGGGCCTTGCGGTTGGTCGAGGCCTTGACGTTCTTGACCAGACGTTCGATGTCGTCGGCGTTGAACTCCAGGTCGCCGGCCATGGCTAGATCGCGGTGCTGTCCGCCGAGATCAGGCGGACCTGGAACGGGTTGTTCGTGCCGTCGCTGTAGACCTCGAACTCGACCGCGGCCTTCACGATGTCCGGGCCGTCGACCTTCGGGGTCACCTTCTTGATCTTGATCATCGGCGCGATGAACTCGAGCGTGTTCTTGTCGGTGCCGGAGATGACCGACCCCTCGAACAGGACCCGGAGCGTGGTGGAGGTGTTCGCCTTGAACGGGGTGTAGAACTCGCTCTGGTTGTACTCCGCCTCGAGCGTGCCCGTGATGGTCGGGATCCCGTTCTCCAGCTGCTCCTTCTTCAGGCCCGCGTTGCCGAGGCCGTAGCGCTCAGTGGCGAGCGCGTTGTCACCCTTGAAGGAGAGCGCCGTCACGACGCTGGTGACCGCGGTGCCGCCGGTGACCGCGAGGGTCGTGGTGCCGGAGACGGTGCCGCCGAGGGTGAAGGCCGTGCACTGCGAGAAGTTGAACTCCTCAGACGTCACGTAGGACGCGGTGGCCAGCGCGGTGGCGGTGGCCTCGTCCCAGCCGTCGAAGTCGAGGGACATCTTCGCCACCTCGTTGTCGCTGACCGAGAACTCCCAGCCGGTGACCTTGCAGCCCGCGTAGGTGTGGGCGCGCGTGGTGTACGGAGAGACAGGCTCGGGGCGGCCGACCTGGACCGTGAGCGACTTGCCGAGCAGGTCGCCGGTCTGGTGTGACTGGCTGTAGGCCGAGCCGAGGACCAGGGTCGGGGTGGTGACCGACGAGCCGAGAGCCGCCTTCCACAGGGTGCCCATGGTGCGGGTCGCGTGGTTCAGCTCGAACGAGCCGGACACCTGCTTGCGCGACTGCACCAGGCGGGCGCCGCGCTTGTACTTGACGCCGGCCCTCAGGCCCTCAGGCTCGATGAAGCTCGGGTCGAACTCGAAGCCCTCGCTGTTGAACTCGAGGAACTTGGTGACCGTCACGGGCGTACCCACGGTGGTCTCCAGCGCGACGCCCAGCTGGGCGTCCAATCCGGTTGCGGTAACCATGGGTCAGCTCTCCTTCTTCGCGCGGGTGCGCGACGGTGCGGCGGTCTCGGCGTCCGGCTCGGGCAGGACGAAGACGTAGGCGTCCGGGGTGTCGTCGTCGACGTAGCCCTCGGGCGGGGTGACGATCTCCCAGGTCGACTTGGGCCAGGCGCGGTTGACGAAGTTCTCGTCCTTGACGGACACCTCGTCGCCCGCCTTGCAGGGCGGAGCGTCCGACCGGAAGACGGACAGGGCGTCCGGGGTGATGTTGCGAACGACAGCCACGGCGATCTCCTCAGACTCGGGCTTGGAACTTGATTTCGAAGTACTGGACGATCGACGAGCCGTCATCGGCCTGGATCTGGGTCGTGGTGGTCCGTCCGCCGAAGCGGGTCCACATCACCGGGCCGACGCCGAGGGTGGGGTCTTCGACGTGCACAGCGGCGAGGGCGGCGAGCATCGTGCGCATCTCGCCGCGCGCCTGTGCGAGACCTTCGGATTCGCCGTTCCAGGACACGGCGCAGCAGGTGATGGTGCCCTGCTCGTCGGTGCGCTTGGCGCCGAGGCCGGCCCACTCCTGCTCGGACTCCGCCGAGGTCGGGGGCTGGTCCGAGTTGGGGTCGCCGATGCCGACCATCACGAAGTTTTTGAACGAGTCCTCGGTGATGCCGTGGCCGTCGAACACGGTCACGGCTGGGAGGGCTAGGCGGTACTCACGCACTAGGGCGTCGAGCAGGTCGAGGACCACCGTGCCGGCCATCAGGCGAACCCGCCCGGGAGCTCGTAGGGGGCGATGAGCTCGGAGACTCGGTGCGGGAACGTGTAGGCGAACCCGGGGATCGAGTTGGACAGCATGTCTGACGGAGTCGACCCGGGCCGCTGGGTGCCGCCACGCTGGGTGGACCAGAAGTGGCGGACCAGTTCCTTCACGGCGAGCAGCAGGTCATCGGGCAGCGGGTCGTACCCAGCCTGATAGACCACGTCGTACCAGTCGGCCGTGAAGCAGTAGCCCGCGGTGTTGCGTCGGACCGTGCCGCCACTGGTCGCCCAGTAGTCGCCGATCGTCAGGGCCGAACCGCCGAGAGGGGTGACCGACGTCAGCGAGATGACCGGCGTCTTCGGCAGGAACAGCACAGACCCGCCGCCCTCGACG